TATTAGAAAATCTACTATGTAATGGTTCTATAATTCTATTCTTAAAATTACAAGTAAGAATAAATCTACAATTCTTATGAAACTCCTCGATGAAGCCCCTCAATGCAGGTTGAGTAGATTGTGGATTTAGATAATCTGCCTCGTCTAAGATTACAACTTTTTTACCACCTGATAATGATACAGTAGAAGCAAAGTTTTTAATTTTGTTTCTTAATATATCAATACCACCTTCTTCAGAACCATTTATCATGATCCAATCACAGTTTAGTTCTTCACATAATGCTTTTGCAACTGTGGTCTTACCAATGCCTGGTGTGCCTGAAAATAAAAGATTAGATAGTTCGCCCTTCTTGATAAAGGACTTGAATAGTGTTTTTAGTGATGTTGGTAATATACAATCATCAATAGTCTTAGGTCTATATTCTTCGACCCATAAAAAGTCTGTGTTCATATTTCACTCCGTTCATTATATAATTTAAATTACTTATTGATTGTGCTGTCTGGCTCAAGAGCAATCCAGTATTCAATAGGTAGTTTCTTGTTTTTGAAATGAGATATGGACTTTGATGATACTGAAACATCATAATCACCAGATATCATTTTCAGATTTTCTACTTTAAAATAGAAAGTATAGTCTGCTGTAGCACCTTCGCCTACAACAATATCAAAGTTATTAGATGTATCGTTCTTTTTATCACATACTTTTAATATAATATCACCACCTTTTGTTCCTACTAATGCAAGATCAGGTGTTTTCAAAATTGCAGCCATCTTTTTTAATTCACTAAGATGTGATTCTGATAAACTAAAAGTAACTTCTGCTTCTGGCATATTTACTTCTTTAGTTGGTGATACTAGAACTGACGGATCAGAATAAAAGTATTTTGCTTTCGACTTACTGCCTTCAGCAGATATAGTCATAAACTTATCTTGTAAAGATAGTTCTGGTTTATTTAAACTTGATACTACTGCAAGAAACTCATTGAGATCATAGATACCTAATTCAGTATCAAACGATTCATCTATATTCGCCTTAGCAAATATATTTCTCATAGTAGATATTGTATTCAATTCTTTTCCTGGTTTAATTAATATATTAGTATTAATCTCAGAAAAGTTTTTTAGAATGTTTTGTGTGTTTTGATTTAGTTTCATAATAAAAATTTCACCTTCATTTATTGTTTATATGATGATAACATAAGTAGGAGGCAAAGTCAAGCCTCGCCTCCTATCTATTGACCAATTACTTGATGTCAATTGTTCGAGGTTTCTTTTCCTCTGGTACGATTTTCTCTAGGTCAATTAAAAGCATTCCATCTTTCAATTCAGCACCATTAACTTTGATATCATCTGCCAAAGTAAATGTTCTACTAAATTTTCTTTTTGAAATACCTCTATGTAGAGTTTCCTTTTCGTCCTTATCATCATTCTCAACTGACTTAATTGTCAATTGACTATCAGCAGATTTAATTTCAATATCTTTTTTACTGAAACCAGCAAGTGCCATTTCAATTTGATAATTTAATTCATCTACTTTGTTGATGTTATAAGGTGGATATGATGTTTGTTGTTTAACCGAATACTCTAATGTATTATTAAAGTGGTCAAATAGGTCATCAAAACCTACTGAAAATGGACGCAAATCGTTCCATATAGATAGTCTTGTCATTGTTTTCTCCTTTTATAAGCAAGTTAATCTAAATGATACCTCTTAATTGAGCGTATCACAATTATTTATATAAGAACTCTTTTAAAAATTTCAAGCCCTTATAAAAACTGGTAGTGGTAGGTCTCACCCACATTTACCCTAAAGAATTGATGGCTCTCATAACCTCAAAGACCAATGGACCAGTAAGTGCCGTTTTTTGTAGAGAAACGGCGAAAACTCAAAATGGTGTCTTTGCGGAAGACACTCTACCTCTAATGTCTGGGACTTACGAACTGCCCGACATTACTATTTATACGATATTATACTCTTAGTTATATGCGTAAGCGTATTTTTGTTTACCGTATAAAGCTCTGATACCAGCAGCCACGATTTCGTTAGTACTACCTTTTAGTACTTTTTTCACGCCTGCAGCTAAAATTGCTTTTGTTGGTGTACCTAAACGATACGAAGTACCATTTGATGTCTGATTAATGTACACCATATGTCCTTCAGTTCTTAGTTGATCTACCATCGCTCTAGGTGATGTTAGATCAAACTTGTTTCTTAGTGTAGTCCAAGCAACTGCTTTACCACTTGATAACAAGTTTAACACTTTTTGTTTTTTTGATAAGGCTTTTCTACCCATAATATATCAACTCCTTCAAGTCTTTGTTGCCATTGTTTATTACATTATTTGATATGGGCAACTTATTCATATCAAGTAATCTCTAAAAACCGTCTTTCAATTCTTTCAATCTTTGCTCTTTTTTAAGGCGTCTGATTGCAAGTTTTTTTGCTTCTCTTTTTATGTGAGAAGGTTTTTGATAGTATTGTCTCTCTTTTAATTCTCTCATCATACCATCTTTGAGTAGTTTCTTTTTTAGAACTCTCATAGCCTTTTCTACATTATTATTTCTGACGGTTACTTCTAAACTCATAGTCCCTCTATTTTAAATTTTTTAATTACATTTTTTGTAGGTACGACAGTTGTATTACCACCATCACCCATTTCGCCCTTGGCATTGTAATTATAATCACTCATAAGAATATGAACCTTCTTATCACTCTTTACTAACCAACCAGTTGATACACAGGTTGCAGGTTTAGAATTTTGTATATCTTTGATATCACGCCAACCACTATCACTCTGTATATCTTCCCAATAGACAAGATAAAATTTAAAATGAAATGGTATTGGTGGTTCATCTTTTCTAAATTGTTTTTTAGTTTTTGTCATTCTTTTTTTCATGCTATCATATTTTTAATTTGTTGTCAAGCCATATACGAAGTGGCGATCCAAAGACCGCCACCCGACTACATTATGAGATAGATTTTTAATAACTAATGTTATCATCCTCACTATCATCGGAATCTGGTTCTTCAACTACCGGTTGACCCCAAGTGGAGACATCTTCCCCACCATCAACTTTGGAATATAAATCCATAAATGATGTCTTGGTATCATTGTCAAATCTGTTAGTACACATCTCGATAGCCTTCATTTTATCTTTAAAGATAGTAAAGGCTTCTACTATATGAACTAATCGTCTAGTTGAGATAATCTCATCTACACCACCTTCATAAAAGGTTTTTCTGATAATGTCTGCCCAAGCAACTAAGTTTTCAGCAAACTTAATATCAGCGTCTTTAGTAAGACCTTTTTCGGACATAACATTTAACAAGATTTTACTTTCAATCTTGTTAGTAGGATATGATTGTTCAACAGTAATAGGAAATCTCTCAAGGAATGCCTCGTTGAGAATATTAGTACCGATGAACTTACCATCTTCGGATCCTTGACCCTTAGTATTGGCAGTTGCAATCACATTAAATCCTGGTGCAGGTTTAACAAACTTGTTAATCTTTTTAAGAAAGACACCGTTACCTTCTAAGATTGGTTGTAAACACATAATCTTATTAGACGCAAGGTCAATCTCGTCAAGAAGAAGGATAGCACCTCTCTCCATCGCTTCGATTACAGGACCATTCTGCCAAACAGTTTGACCCTCTTGTAATCTGTAACCACCGAGTAAATCATCCTCATCGGTTTCGATTGTAATATTAACCCTAATACATTCTCTTTTAACTTGAGCACAAGCCTGAGACACATTCATAGTCTTACCGTTACCAGAAAGACCAGTAATAAAGATAGGATAAAATTGTTTACTAGAAACAATTGATTTAATATCTTTGAAATAACCCCATGGTACGAACACAGGATCTTTTGCAGGTATAATATTACCAGTTAAAGATGAAATAACAAATGCAGCCTGATTTACTGTATCAACAGCAGGTGCAGTTTCTTCTTTAGGTAATTCTGAAATAATATCTTCCTTGATCTTAGGAGAGATATCGCCGTCAACTGGAAGAGAATAAACTCCTCTAGAGACTTTGTATTGGTCTTGTTTCAACCAACTTGGATTTTTGATCGTGCCTTTTTTCACTAAGGCATTGATCTCTGATCTAGATAAATCAGTTTTCTTATAATGTTTATATAAGATTTCAACTTGATCTAACTGATCGTTGTTTAATGTAGTCATTGAACGTCCTTTCAA